CAAGATTAGAATCTATCCAACTAAAGAACAAATCCAATCATTAAACAAGCATATTGGGCATTGTAGGTTTATTTGGAACTACATGCTGGAAACTCAAATTAAACGTTTTGAAAATAAAGAGCCAAGACTCAAATTTTCCAAAATGGCTAATTTGATTACCAGCTTGAAGAAAGAACTTCCGTGGCTGTGTGAAGTGTCAATTCATTCCTTACAAAACATTTGTAGAGATCTTGATACCGCATACGATAGGTTGTTCAAGGGAACCTCAAAAAGACCAAAATTTAAAAGTAAACGAAAAGCAAAACCTGGCTTTCCTGTGTCTTGTGATAAACACATATTTTATTTCAAGGATGGGTTAGTTCAAGTTCCAAAGGTTGGGAAGCTGAAATACAAAGCAGATTATCCTAATCTGGATCTTGAAAAAGTAACCGCTTTTCATAATGTTCGAATTAGCTTTGTTAACGGTAAATGGATCCTAAGTTTCTCAATTGAGCACGAGAACCAAGTACTCAAAGAGAATGAAAAGCATGGATCCTTGGGGATTGATCTAGGGGTTGGGAGATTAGCGGTAGTCGCGTACGAAGGAACGAAGCGAGAGTACATTAATATCAACAAGACAAGTGTTGTTAGGAACCTAAATCGAAAGCTGACTCATGTCCAGAAAGTACTTTCTAGGAAGTATGAGGCTGCTAAGAAAGCTGGTAAAGATCCTAAGGAAAAGTCTAATCAGATATTGAAGTATGAGGCTTTGTTAAAACGAATCTATCACAAGTTAGCTTGTATTCGTTTGAATCAACGACAACAAATCACAAGGGAATTAGTTAATTTGCATCCCGAAAGAATTGTGGTCGAAGATTTGAACGTAAGAGGAATGATGAAGAATCGACATCTAGCCAGAGCAATTGGCGAGATGGGTTTCTACGATTTCATTAATATTCTTAGTTACAAATGCGAAGAGCTTGGAATTGAGCTAGTTAAAGCAGATCGTTTTTATCCTTCATCTAAAACGTGCTCACATTGTGGATGTATTAATAAAGGTTTGAAATTAAGTGATCGAATCTTTATTTGCCCTGACTGTGGGTTTGTTATTGATCGTGACTATAATGCCGCAATTAATTTAATGAACTATAGTAACTCACTCTAAAGAGAACTATGGTATTGGGGCATCGTTACTGCCCTAGAATGGTGTGGAGTGCCAAATAAACACGATTAGAATAACCAATGGTTTTCGAAAGTGGGCACGAAAAACAAACCCCTATAGGGGTTTGAAAGAAGCATCGAGTACATGAAATCAATTATATTTTCTATTGTTTCATGAACATAACGGTGGAAAACATATTACAGTAGCAGTCAAGATGTTTTACGAGATGTTGCAAAATATGGGAAAGGTAATTTTATTCGTGAGATTATTATGATGACATCGACCAAGTCTGTAGGCAAATATTACGAGGCGTGGTACCAATTTAATCGCAATGTTTTAACATCAGACCATCAACGATATTATAATGGAATTGTTAATTTGCGTGTCAATCATAACACTCTTAGTAAATGGGCTTTAGTTCAGAAAGCGACCAAAATTATTGGTGATGACGTCTATTTGTCATTAGTTAAATGACGTTTCACTCACTTGGTCTCTCAGTGTAGCTAGTGCATCTCGGTTTAACTGTTTGATTGATTCAAGGGTTAAATTATTAAATTCTTCGTGTGTAATCATTAACTTAAGTGGATTGTGAAACAGATGATTACACACTTGATTCAATTCGTGATAGAAGTCTAAAGCTGCCTGCTTGGTTTCGATTTTGTCGTTCCACAATTCAAATTGCTCAATCACATCTGATACATCAACTGTTCGGCCGATAGAATTTCTGCCTTTCTGATAAACATTATCAATATACCAAACATATCCAGAAATTAAGGCACAATACCATCCAATAATCGCAATACACACAAATACCAAATTAATACTCATTTTTCAAAACAACCTATTTTAAGTATTGAAAATATTAGTTATTCTTTGTTTCGACTAATGGCTTCAAGTACAAGACGATACGTCGATTTGGATTTTGGCTTTCATGCAAATCCAGTGACTGATGATGTTAGTAAAAAAGTAGATGATAATGCAATCAAACAATCATTGAAAAATTTAATTTTAATGAGAAGATACGATTGTCCTTTTCATCCTGAAGTTTGCAGTCAGGTTCAAGATTCATTGTTTGAAATAATTACTCCTCTAACTGCTAGTACTATTCGTCGTGCAATTACGTATACAATTGAAAACTTTGAGCCTCGTGTAATTGTTAATGATGTTGTTGTTGAAGATGATTCAATTCGCAATCGTGTTAACATTACTATTGATTACACGATCAAAGCTACAGGGGAAACCTCAAGCTACTTCTTTGCTGTTAATCGAAACCGATAAAACATATTATCCACATTATGGCCAATGCTGTCAACTTTACCACCGGGAGTATTGATTTTGAGTCCATTGCTTCGGCATTGCGCTCATATATGCAATATCAGACTGAATTCACTGACTATCAGTTTACAGGTAGTGCACTATCCACACTAATCAATCTCCTGGCATACAACACTCATTACAATAGTGTTTATGATAACTTTGCATTAAATGAAGCTTTTTTAGACACTGCATTTAAACGTGAAAGTGTTATTTCACATGCAAACCTTCTAAATTATCTCCCAAGAAGTGCTCAAGCTTCAACGGCGATTGTCAAGCTCACTGTAACCGATAATAATTTTAACTCATCCGTTACAGATATTGCACTTCCGAAATTCAGTTTGTTCCACTCTCGAGTGGATGGAACAAATTATACTTTCTACACTGATGGTAATTATGTTTTACATCGTGAAGAAGGATCAACAACTTTCACCTGTGATAATGTTTCGATCAAGCAAGGAACATATATCACAATGCAAAGAACATACAGTGGTGATGCTGTTCAAAAATTTGTCCTCGATAATAAAAACGTTGATCTTAGTACATTAACTGTTCAAGTCCAACACGATCAGCAATTGATAACATTTAATAAAGCTGAAAATATTGTCGATATTACCAGTGATAGTAAAGTGTACTTTATTGGTACAGATGGTCGAGGTTATTACCAAATTGAGTTTGGTAGCGGAATGTTGGGATATAGTCTCAGTGCAGGTGATATTGTGTACATCACGTATTTGTCTTGTGGCGATGAACCTGCAAAATGTAATGGGGCTAGTGTTTTTCGATATAGTCGTAACTTGATGAGTATTGGATTTTCGTCTAACGCGGTAATGACTGTTACTACAACTAGTCGTGCTACAGGTGGGGCCGAACCAGAAAGCACTGAAAGCATTCGACTGTTGGCACCGAAAGTGTTTGCAACACAAGATCGATGCATTACTGTTAATGATTATCGATCAATTATTATGGCCAATTTTGCAAATATTAAAGCACTTAATGTTTGGGGTGGCCAAGATATGGATCCACCTCAATATGGAAAAGTGTTTTTGTGTGTGATTCCAAAAGAAGGCATGACATTAACACAAAATGAGCGTAACAATATTCACTCAATATTGAAAAATAAAAAGGAAATGACAAAGTTGGTTGAATTTGTTGAGCCTGATTATTTGTACATTATTGTTAATAGTACCGTACATTTTAATGGTAGATTAACAACTCAAACAGCATCTGATATTGAAACAATTGTACGCAACACGATTACAAATTACGGGGATCAAACATTAACAAACTTTGGGAGCATCCTTCGTTATAGTAAATTGGTCGATGCTATTGATAATGCCGATTCGTCAATTAGCAATAACTCGACAAAAATTCGTTTGGCAATTAAAGTTGAGCCTGCATTAGAGGTTAATTACTCATACACAATCGATGTTAGTAATAAGATTCACAAATCAAACTATTACAGCGAATGTGTAAAAAGTACTGGATTTGTTTGCACTGATAAACCACACAATGTATGTTACATTGATGATAACCCTGAAAATGGGAAGTTGAGATTATTCTACTACGACAATGAAGATCATAAAGTGTTTGTGCGTTATTGCGGTACCGTAGATTATCAGACGGGGCGTATTAAGATTGATGATTTAAACATTTTGTCAATCGATAAGGGTGACTGGACATTTACAATCAATCCAGAAAGTAATGATGTAATCAGCAATCTAAATCAGTTTGCTTTAGTTGATACTCAATCGTTGGTTGTTAATGTTGTGGATGATAGTATCATGGATCGATACGAACAAACATCAATCAAATGATGATAGAAAAGGGAGCTTATAAGCTCCCTTCGTTGTGAAAACCCTTGACTTTAGTCAGGGGATGAAACAACGAAGGTTTTATACGAATTCAAGCAAGAAAACTGCAGATGCTTCAGTATCGTGGTAATTCACTATCAGTTGTGTAATTAAGTATTTGTAATTGTATTTCTGCAGATACTGTTTTCATTATGCCTGCTGCTGTAGTTATTGGTACGATGACGGTGGGAACCGATGGTCCTCCGGGTGCTACCATCGCTGGTTCCCCTAACGTTATGATTGAAGGACGAGCTGCATGTACAATTGGTCACCCAATCACACCTCATATTTTATATGGAGCAAAGGTCCCTCATGGCCGTGTCATTGCGGCTGGTGCACCCAATGTAATGATTAATGGTAAAGCAGCTGCCTTTACGGGGTGTCCTGCTAGTTGTGGTGATGTTTTGGGCCCAGGAACTGTCACGGTTCGAATTGGATAGTGGTTATTACTTTGTCCACAACTTGAACTTAATTCTTCCTGACAAACCACACACAACATTATCGTTAATGATTTGAAGCAATTCATCTGTTGTATAACCAACCTGAATTGCTTCATTGATATCTTTAAAGGGCAATCCTTCTGGCCACAAACAAACCTTAAATCCCCCATTGATCATTTTTTCAATCTGACGACACACTTCTTTGTTACGTCGTTCATTATCTGGAATAATTGTGAGGTTTGTTTTAATCTGTTCAATCAAAGGATCTTGATAACAAGCACCATTGACAGAGATGCAGTTTGGAATAAACAAACTATCCAAAGCTGCTTCACAAACGTATATTGGCTTACTATAATCGACGCGTTCCAAACCATAGATCGTTGGTTTGGTTTCATCTAATCTGATTGTATAATAACGAATCTTACTATGAGGATCGAGCGATCTTCCCTGAAACGCCGTAACTTTTCCGTGGCGATCAAAGAAAGGAATTACCAAACGTTCTTCTTTATCGATCAAATAATCATGGCCATTCTTGAACTTTCCAGGAATGAATCGATTGGTGAATTGTTTGAAATCGTCAGTGTAATATAGAAGTGACCATTTGTCACGTCCAATCATACGACTAGTAACATATTGTTTGCAAGGATGTGAATCATCTAGACGATCTACTCGTGTTGCATAATCTAATACACTATCAACAATAAGATCGCTGGTCACCATCGTCTTTTTTGCGCGTAAGCTATCGATAATCACCTTCTGTTTTAGATCTTGTTCAACGATTTTTTGTTGTTGATTGCTTTTCAATGATTCGAACACATACTGCTTATACAATGATTGATCGACCGTTTTCAAGTAATGCGCAAATGTCATCGATACGCCGCAGTTGTGGCATTTGTAACATAACTTGTCGTTCAACTTGTAAAAGTACCCACGAGCCTTGGTAGTATCTTTCTTACTATCGCCACAAATTTCACAACTGGCATGATATACATCGTCAGAGACTTTTTTGAAGTTCCTCAGTTTGATTGAAAGTAGCATCAAATATTTGGTGTCAAGATACAGACTCATGTTTAGCTCCAAAAAGACGTTTGGTAATATTATAGTGGATTGCTCATCTTTGTAGCAACCGATAAGTATTGTTCAATACTAGACATTATTGGTTGAGCTCAAAAATTTATGTCAGTCACATACCGATATTCATATGTGTACAACGGTAACACATACGGCGATAGCTGGAGTGTTCGTCGTGCAATCGAAAACAACGAAAACAAACGATTTGGCCCTGAACCGTCTGATCCAGATCATGAAGCGCAAAAACAGGCTCGTGTGACGTTCTGGGCTGAACATGGGGTTGAGTATAAGGAACAGGAAGTTGTTATTCCGGATCCAGATCCTCAAGAGCTGCTTGAATCAGCACGTGAACGTAAGCTTCGTTCACTCGAATCATGGTTTAACTCTTATCGTGCCAGCAACAAAACGTTTATCATTAGTTCTCTTGGATTTAAAGCCAATAGCAACGTCACAGCTTTTAACAACGTAGATGGTTTGATTGGTCTTGCTTCTGTAAAGGAATTTGCTCCAGAAGGGACAATTGCCTTTATGGACTTTGAGGATAAGCCTCATATGCTTAGACGCGACGATCTTGTTCGCTTAAAGAATGAAATTAGTGCAGCTGCTAGCATGGCTTATCAAGCTAAATGGGAATATCGTGAAAAGATTCTCGCAGCTAAATCTGAACTTGAACTTAATGAAATTGTTTTTGAAATTCAACCATTTGACTTTGGATCCAAAGCAATGATTTAAAAATAATTAAAGGCGCCTTTTGGGCGCCTTTAATTTATGGACGTTTGCTACTATGTTGAAGCATATGCGGTTTGCGCTCACGGTTATTTTGTATCAAATTATTCATTCTAATGAACTACCACGATGGTAAACCATCAGTGGCTTCGTGCTTCTTTGACAACCCTTGGATCACGAGTCGAA